CGACTTCAAGTGGCACAGGGTTACAGATTAAAAATACTGACCATTACTTAACAAACTATGCTGACGGTTCTGCTTCAAATGGCTCTTGGGGAGCGAGAGAAGCGGGTACTGAAGGTAACAATCTAAAAGTATCTATGTGTACAAACTCTACGGCTTTTGGCCCAGACTTGGCAGGCGGTGTCCTGGTTAATAAAGTTGGTGGCGAAGCGATAGGGGCAACAACTGTAACGGTTGATGATGGCACACAGTATCAAGTAGGAGACATATTAGAATTTGGAGACGCAAGCGCTGTGCCTTCATCATCAGGCGCACCGTCTGGATTCTACTATAAGGTAACAGCAATCAATACCCATGTATTGACTATCAAAAGATTTAACACTTCAACAGGTGTTACTGAGGCTGGTGGTCTAAGACATGCGGTAGTTGACAACGCAAAAGTAAGAAGATATTGGGAATATTACTTTAATTTTTCTCAAGCACCTTCTACATCAGACGATGTATCAAACGCAGGTGGTTCACTTGACGAGTTACACATCGTAGTTGTTGATGAAGATGGCGGTATCACAGGTTCTGCTGGTACAATATTAGAAACACACGAAGGACTATCGCAGGCTTCTGACGCTAAGTCAGCGCAAGGTAACTCAATATACTATGTTGATTATCTGTATGCGAATAGTAAATACATCTATTGGTTAGACCATGAGAGTACACTGGCAAATGCTGGTTCTAGTAAAGTAGGACAAACTTTTGACCAACAAGGTACAGCAGACCACACTATATTTAAGAGTAGTCTATCTGGTGGAACAACTGATAACGAACCAACTCTTGGCGAGATGGCATTGGCATATGATAAATTTGGCGATGCTGAAACGGAAGAGGTAAACTTACTTATAGGCGGACCATCTCAAGGTGGTGGTGCTACTGCGGCTGATGCTACAGGAGACACACACGCAACAAAAGTAATTGATATCGCTGAAGGACGTAAAGATTGTGTGGCATTCATATCACCTGCGAGAGCAGATGTAGTGAACGTTGACAATGAAATCGTTGCGACTTCTAATGTCAAGGCTTTTGCTGATGGTCTATCAAGTTCATCATACGCTGTCATCGATAGTGGTTATAAGTATATGTACGACAAATACAATGACGTATATAGATATGTACCATTATGTGGTGATATCGCTGGATTATGTGCGAGAACAGACAACGTAGCGGATCCATTCTTCTCACCTGCTGGTTTCAGTAGAGGGCAGATTAGAGGTGCGGTTAAGTTGGCATTCGACCCTAACCAGACTCAGCGTGACGAACTATATAAAGCAAGAGTAAACCCAGTAGTAACATTCCCTGGACAAGGCACAGTCTTGTTTGGTGATAAGACTGCTCAGGCAAAACCTAGTGCTTTCGATAGAATAAACGTAAGACGATTATTCTTAGTCCTAGAGAAAGCGGTATCTACGGCTGCTAAATTCCAACTCTTTGAGTTCAATGACGAGTTCACAAGAGCACAATTTAGAAACCTAGTAGAACCTTTCCTAAGGGACATCCAAGGCAGAAGAGGTATCACAGACTTTTCAGTAGTGTGTGATGAAACAAACAACACGGGTGAAATCATCGATAGAAACGAATTTGTGGCTGACATTTTTGTTAAACCAAATCGTTCAATCAATTTCATCAAACTAAACTTTATCGCTACAAGAAGTGGCGTGGCGTTTAGTGAAGTGGCAGGGGCATAGGAGTAGACAATGGCAAACGTATCAGACTTTATTTCTAAACTTAAAGGTGGTGGAGCAAGACAAAACCAGTTTAAAGTAACAATGCCTTTCCCAGGCTTCGCGGCAGTAGGCGGTGAGACAGAGAGCATGGCTTTCTTATGTACAGCGACTAACCTACCATCAAGTGAACTAGGGGAATTAACTGTAAACTTCCGTGGTAGACCAATCTACATGGCGGGTGATAGAACGTTCCAAACTTGGACAACTACTATCATCAACGATACTGATTTCGCAATCAAAAATGCTATAGAGAGATGGTCAAATGGTATAAACAACCATTCAGATAACGAAGGACTTGCGAATCCAGTCGACTACCAAGTTGACGCTTTCGTTGACCACCTAGATAGAAACGGTAACACTATTAAGAGTTATACTTTTAGAGGGTTATTCCCAACTATCATAGGTCAGGTTGACATGAATATGGATCAAGTAACGACCCTAGAAACTTTTGAATGTACTTGGAGATACCAATACTGGGAATCTAATACTACAACATAAGTTGTAATGATAAAAGTGGGGCCTTAGTGCCCCACTAAATATTGAAAAGGAGAAATGTAGTGGCAGAGATATTTGGATTTAGCATTAAACGAGCGGACAAGAAGGCGACTTCACAATCGTTTACGGCACCATCAGCGGACGATGGCGTACAAACGATTATGGGTGGTGGCCACTTTGGCACGTACCTCGACCAAGAGGGTAAAGTAAATAACGAAGCAGATTTAATAAGAAGATATAGAGAAGTTTCCATTCACCCAGAGTGTGACATGGCTATAGAGGATATCATCAACGAGGCAGTTGTTGTCGATGATAAACAAGAGGTGGTGAGATTGAACCTAAACAAGATACCATTCTCAGCACAGGTAAAGAAAAGAATTGACGAAGAATTTAAGAACGTCATTAGATTATTGGAATTTGAACAGAAGGGACACGACATATTCAGACGATGGTATGTCGATGGTCGTATCGTATACCACAAGATAATAGATCCAAAGAACACGAAAGCGGGTCTCACAGAGTTACGATATATCGACCCAAGAAAGATTAAGAAGGTAAGGGCACCAAAACAGAAACCAGGTGCTGAGAGTTTCGCACCAAAAGATCCAAACAAACCTGGCACGGTAGAGTTCGAAGAATTTTTCATCTACAACGAGAAGGGTGTACAACCAGGTGCGTCAGCGACAACTGGACTAAAGATTTCTAAAGACGCAATCGCCCATTGTGTCAGTGGTTTAGTAGACCAACAGAGAAACATGGTATTGTCTTATCTACATAAGGCGATAAAGCCAGTCAATCAACTGAGAATGATTGAGGATTCTGTTGTCATATACAGAATATCAAGGGCACCAGAAAGAAGAATTTTTTACATTGATGTAGGTAACCTACCAAAAGTTAAGGCAGAACAATACCTCAAAGATGTAATGAACAGATATAGAAACAAACTGGTATATGACGCCTCTACAGGAGAGATTAGAGACGATAGACAGTATATGAGTATGTTGGAAGACTTCTGGTTACCAAGACGAGAAGGTGGTAGAGGGACAGAGATTACGACCCTACCAGGTGGATCGAACCTTGGTGAGATAGATGATATCAAATACTTCCAGAAGAAACTATATCAATCCCTAAACGTGCCATACAGCAGACTAGATAGTGAGGCTGCGGGTGGTTTACAACTTGGTAAATCAACTGAGGTAAATAGGGACGAGATTAAATTCACTAAGTTTATCAGTAGATTAAGAAATAGATTTAACACCCTATTCCACGACCTACTGAAAACTCAACTGATCCTCACAGGTGTTGTTACTATCGAAGATTGGGAAAACTCTCTATCACAGACCATCAAATACGATTATGTCCAGGATGGATATTTCGCTGAGATTAAAGAAAGTGAGATGTTCAAAGATAGAATGGAGATATTCAGAAACATGAAGGACGCAGGTATGATAGGCACGGTATATTCTATGGACTATGTTAACAAACACATATTAAAGATGAATGACGCTGATATTGAGAAAGAGAGAGAAAACATAGCGACTGAAATTAAACAGGGCGTATTGGCAGATCCAAACGCACAGCAACAAGATGGAGACTTTTAGATGAGTATTGAAGATACAAAGAACATGATTAACGCTTTAGATACAGGTGACAACGTTGAGGCAGAGAAGGCTTTCAAGGCGGCACTATCAGATAAAGTGGGTGTCGAGTTAGACACAAAGAGAAAAGACCTCGCAGGTACTTTACTCAACAAAGAATTAGAAGCGGATAAGGAAAGTAATGTTGACGTTGAGCCAACTGAAAT